AAGAACCTTGACCGCTTCGAGACATCGATGTCTCAGATGTACGTTAACGCGCTGCACAAGCGTCTTCTCGGAGGTGACGACTACCGCGAGAAGTACTCGTACCACCCTTACCGGATGGACGATAACGACATCAAGCAAGCAAAAGCCGTGCTAAGCATCGGATACCCGACTGTCGGGGAAGATGCCATGCCGAAGCAGCCTCAATGCTGGGCCTTCATGCCACCTCTTGCCACTTCATTGCCCCACGGGCTTTTCACCCATCTAAAAGATATGGGTGATGTGGTGAACTGCGTGTATGAACGGGTCTACAAACCTCAGGCTAACAAACCAAAACTGCAGCTTTTCGAAGCGCTACGAACTTTGATGTTCGCGTTCACAAACCACATGATCGATGAGGTTGGCACAGCAGATATGGTAACTGAGGATGAGTTCATGGAGTCGCGTAATACCAAGCGAAAACTTGAAAGCTTCAAACAGGTTCGGGACGATTACGAGCTAAACACGTCTGACGATGTACCCTGCGCCTGCAATGGCGCATTCGTCAAGAACGAGTCAATGGACATTGACAAACTTGGGTTAAAAGCTGGACGCCCCGTCGTCGGCAAATGCGCTCGCTGCCAAGCACTTGGCGGGCGCATCGTCACCGGGTATTCAGCCAAACTCAAGCTCACAGACTGGTACGGGTCATCAAAGAACCCTGCCAACACCGCTGGTGCGGTGGTACGAGTCTGTGTGGGAGCGGCAATCATAGTCATGACCGACTTTTCGGCCCAAGATGCAACTATCAACGCTTTACTGCGTGCTCTTGAGCTGATCGCCTTATTCGGCATGTTCCCTACCGAACTGCACGACGTGGTGACCAAATGGCACTCGACCGACTACGGTTACGCCAGCTGGTTTCCATATATCGGCAAAATCTTCCCGGGCTACCACCGCGGCAGCGGAAGCCCCTTCACAACAGCCGGCAACACGCCGCTGACTGCTTTCCTTCACTTTCTCGCTTTCATACTGAGTTGGTTCTTCACCGCTGAAGAGCTCACAGCTATGGTCAAAGAAGCGCCACCAGGTCTCATCATAGCTACGGCAAAAGGTGTGGACACCCCAATGGTGGACAAAGTGAAATACATCGAGAAGATAGTCGGCCTTGTCACCACAGCACTCGACGAGTGCGACGCTGAAGAGCGTTCAAGGATGACAAAGCACGCCTATGGCAGTCTTGGTATTTACTCCGGTGACGACGGCGTCACCGCTAACATCTCACCAGATGCATTGCTAGTAGCTTCAATGCTGCTTGGCTTTGATACCAAGATCGAATACAACGTCGACCCCGACGTTCAGGTCTACCCAGACCCTGCCAAGAA